TACAGGCTATTTTATTATTTGCATCAACTACAATAATATTAAATGTACCATCTGTTTCATTATATGTTAAAACAAATTGAGTCATCAGTTCACTTGGATCTAATGATCGTCCTTGTGCGATAGGTTTTTGTTCACGAGCGGCTAATAATGATTTCACATAATTAAAGTCTGCACATGGCACGTTTCTGTTTACTCTGTACATCTGTGGTGGTGCAGGCGGTAGTTCTTGTTCATCTACCTCTGGTGGCGCAGGTAATACTGGCACAGGTAATATTGGTTCTACCTGTGCTTTTGATTGCGATGCTGCAAATACCATTAGTGTAATAACCATTGCTATTGATACTATTGTTCCTTTAATTGTCATTTGTTTTTGCCTTTTTTAATTGTAAGTTCATATCCCATTCAGTAAAATATGGGCCTTGGTACTGATACTTGTCTAAGGTTTCTACCTTTGGACAATACGCATGTTGCCATCCCATGCCATGATATTTTAATATATAATATCCTGCGGCATATGTAGTTTTACCTTTTTCTGCTTTACGAAACAAAGGTAAACTATCATGTTCTACAGGTAGAACAATGGCGCTATTGGTTGGATAACCATTTAATGATTGGCTTTCTGTAGATACAGTTTCTTTGCGTTCAACTTCTTTAAACTCATCAAGTGTATCTAACATGGTGATACTTTTATCACGTTGATCAAAGAATTCAAAGACAAGTTCTTGTCTGCGAATAGTTCCTATTTTACTAGAACCTACTTCAACAATCCAGAACTTATCTTTGATTAATTCTTTAGTTGTGTACATTACATTATAAACTCTTGTGTGTATTATCACAGCGTGGCAAGTTTTTACTATGTCCACACCAGCATACACTTCCTATGCGTTTTACTTCTGTGATATTTGCCATACGGAAACTTCTAAATCCTTCAGCGGTTGTATCCCATACACTCATAACTTCTTCGTTAATCTTACGAACTTTTTCTTGTGTAAGTGGATCTTTTTTGGTTGCTGGTGGTAGAACAATTGGACTAAGAGTACATTGCATAACACGTTTGTCACCATTGATTTTAGTAAAACTAACTTCCATGATTTGTGTTTTTAGTTTCTGCTCTAACTCATCACGTTCAATAATTAACTCAGATGACATGTCCTGCCTCCCTAATTCTACGTTTCCATGCACCACCTTGTTTTTGCTCTTCGAGCTGTAGCCTAACCCATTGTAGTGTTGGCTCTTTGATGTGTGCTTCAATTGTAGGATTAACTTCCATTGATTGAATTAACTGTGAAATTTGTGTTTCAGTTAAGCCATTTAAACACATAGTATCACTATTTTGTTCTTTTTCTACTTTTAGTCCCATTTCAAACGCTCCTGCATATTTTTTATTTCTTTTTGTGTTTCTTCCTGTTGCCATGATTTATACTCCGTATGACTTATTGAGATATTCTGCATGATCGGATGCATTGTCGGCAGTCCGTTGCATTCCCCACTTGCCACATAGTTTCATAAAATGTATACCTACTTGTGACTTGGATTCTTTTTGCACTTGCTGAACGATAGCATTGTCAAGCTCTGCTTTAATATGGTCAGGTTGTGCTGTAAGATCAATAATGTGCATGTTGCGTTGATAGTCTTCCAACACACGATGCTCTTCACCGTTATGATCAGTCCAGCGTTGTAGCATAAAGTTATTCCAGTTATAGCCTTTAGTGTCTTTATCAGCGAATGCTTCAAGCATACCTACTTTGTTCTTAGTGCCTTTCTTACGAGCACCTGGGCAAGCACTAAACACGTTGTCACTAGTGTCACCACGTATGCATTTCTCAAACAACAACCATTGTGGGTCACCTATCTCTTTAGGCTCTTTAGTTTTCTTGTCTATAACAGGCTTACCGCGGTCATTAAAGATGCCTTCAGTTGTAATAAGTTGCCCTGTAATACCATTGTATTGTTGTACGTTAGGAGCAAGCAATTGATAAAAGTCACTGTCACTACTTACAATGCAATGTTTGTCGTTAGGATGATTCTGTATCCAACGTGCAATAAAGTCATCTGCTTCACACTGCGAATTTTGTAGTACTGTACAGTTTGTACGCTTCTCAAAGAATACCTTTAGTTCATCAAACGCATCCCAAAACATACGATCTTCTTCTTGTTCACGTTCACTAAGTGCTGCACGTGCCGCCGAACGATTCTTCTTGTATGGCTCATATGCATCTTTACGCCAGCTACGACCTTCTAAACACAAGACAACATGTGTGCCTTTTTGTTCACGAAACACTTTGTTAATACTTGCAAACATAATATGGTATGCCATACCAACTTTATCTTTTGCGTCTGCACCACGTTGTACTACATGTCGCGCACGAAAAAACATATTCGCTGCGTCTACTAAAATATAACTCAACATATTCTCCTTAGATGTCTTCTGATATTTGTTTGCAAAGAGTTGTAAACCATAAGTCAACAATCTCTTCTTCATTGTCACCACTATAGCCTGCTTCTAACAATTGTTTAACAAAGATATTATTCCACTCTAGCTCAAAGTATCCATCGCCAGGATTGTCTTTATCAAAGTTTACTTCTAAAACTTTAACGTATGGCTCACCTTTAGCTGTAGCTTTGTCTTTATCAGACAAGCCAGCGTCTTTCTTCTTAAACAATTGCTTAATCTTATTGATCATGCTTTTCTCCTAATGTGTTACTATTATAAGACATCTTGAACTGTTTGTCAAGTGATAGTTTTCTAAAGTCTAAGTCGTTGCCTTTTCGATTATACCACATGTCAAATGTATCTGTTTTCCAGAGTGCTTGTCTATTATTACTTTTCTTTGGGGCCATACTATACCATATATTCCAATAGTATTCTGCACGTTCTTTATTACCCATGCGTTTATGATAAAAGAAATTCATCCTAGAGTGTGCTCTTTGTTTAGTAGTTTCCCAAGTTTCAGCATGTTTCTGCTTATCTAATTGTTTGTATAGTTCAGGGTTGTCTGTGCGTCCTGAATACTTTCCAGTCTTGTAATTAGGGTTAGCATTGCCACCAAGCGAACCTCCATGCTCGGGTCGTTGGTTAAAGTATTCACTATTATTCACAACATCAAACTTTTCACTGTAGAATTTACACATATCTTTAAATCTTTTTTCATCATTAGATTCAAAAAGTATTTCAGTATCATAGTCGTATCCATGTAGATCTAAATGTTTTAACCAACCTACGCTTGATCCGTTATAAACATTTAAATCTCTAGTGGTTTGTCCTAAATATTTCTTTCCAGTTTTTCTGTGTGTGAAATGATATAGTTTTACCAACCAATTTTCTCCCAAGGAACATCTTTATTGCCAAAGTGTCCATATACACAATTCTCACTATAACCATAGAAGTTATACATATCAAATTTATCAATAATGGCTTTTGGTGTTAGGTCAATATTTTCTTTAATAAATTTTTCAATACTTCTGTTATGTCCATTACTATCAATATAAATTGATGTAGGTTCTTTAACACCAATAGCATAAGACAATTGAATTTGACACCAATCTGCCATGTCATCTGCTACAATGTTCTTGGCTAACCATCGTGCCATGTATGCTGCACTTCTGTCGACTTTGGTGGGGTCTTTTCCACTAAAAGCACCGCCACCGTGGGGAGCATAGCCACCATAAGTATCAACGATAATCTTACGCCCGGTAAGTCCTGTGTCGCCATCAGGACCACCAATACAAAAATTGCCTGTAGGATTGATATGCCAAACTGTGTCATTGTCGATTAAATCTCCCATTGTTTCTCTAACTGCGTCTTTTACTGGTGCTACACAACTATGCACAAATCCTTCCTTGTGCTGATGTGATACCACTACTTGATCAGCACGTACAGGCTTTCCGCCTACATATTGAATACTTACTTGTGATTTTGCATCTGGTAGTAAAAAATCATATCCCTCTTGTCTGTATTCTTTTAATTTCTTTAGAATTTCATGTGAGTAATGAATTGGTGATGGTAAGAATGATTCAGTTTCATTAGTTGCATAGCCAAACATAATACCCTGATCACCTGCACCAAAGTCGTCTGTTCCCAATCCAATGTCACCTGATTGAGAATGAATCTCGTTATAGATGTTTAGGTTATCCCAATGGAATCCATCTTGTTCGTATCCGATTTCTTTAACTTTGTCAATTACGATTTGTTTTACTTCGTCTTTGCTTACGTTAAAATTCTTTACTTCACCCGCCAACGTTACATGGTTAGTGGTTACAAGTGTTTCAATTGCGACACGTGTAGTTTCATCACCGTTCTTTAGTCCGGCATCAACTAATGCGTCTGAGATTTGATCTGATACTTTATCAGGATGTCCATCACTTACACTTTCGCTTGTAAAAATATAGTTATTCATAGTTTGTTTTATCCTTTAGTTTTTAGTAAAGACATATATGCCTTCCCATTTCTCTCGGCCTTCTTTTTTATCATTGCCAACACCAGGCCTAGTGTTTAGCATCATCTTAATTGTTGTGTCGTGTTTGAATCCAAGTTGCTCTGCAAGTTCGATCCATCTATCCACAACAAAGTATTCTTTGTTTCCATATGATTTATAGTCTGCAATATTTGTAGCAAATATTCCATCACTGTTTAATCCTTTGTGTATCTGTTGCATTGTTGGTGCAACATACCCATCAAACCAATCATCCATTGTAGTATGTTTAACCATACATTGAGTAGGCTCATCACTATACTTTTCTAAGTTAAAGTACGGTGGACTACTAAATGCTAAGTCAATATTCTCGCATTGATAATCTTCTGAAGGACTGCAAATGATTTCTGCATCGTTAGTTAGCAAACTATCTAAGTATTTTAGATACTCAAATGTTTGCGTATTAGGGTCTGTGCCTATGTATTTATAGTTCATATTACTACTGGTTATCCCAAGTAGCCTTCCACCATAACCACAGCTATAATCGTAAATACGACCCCATAGCACCGGGCATAAACGCTCTGCAATAGCTCTAGCGTGTTGTGGCTTAAAGTTTTGCACGTTCTCACCTGTAACAAGCTCTAAGCTTCTACGCATTGCTGTAGGGTATACTAACTTGTTTCCTTCTCTAAATTCAAAACAAATGCGTATAGCACGTTTGAGTTTAGCATCGTCTCGAAACCTATCCATTAAACTATTTGAGCCTCTTCCTTTTGGCTCCGCTGTCTGCATGTTTGTGAATACAAAACGATTAATTGTTTGTCCTTGATTGTTACCAAGTCCTAATACATTTTGTTCAACTTTCTTATATGATGTGCGTTTAAAGTTTTTTAGTGCTTCTCGTAGTCCTGCTTCTGTGTAATATATAATAGGAACAATATCTCGCTTACGATATATATCAAATACTTTGTCTATTGTTCCAGGTCCATCAGCTTCGTATACTTCTGCGGTAAATGTATCTAATTCTTCATATAGGTCTTCATAACCAGTGAATTCATCTGCAAAGATGTATTCTGGTTTAATGTTCCAAAACTTGTGTATTTCATTTATCAATGAATAACTGGTCCTGGGCCTTCTACATTAATAGCATCTGTGCTATTAAGAATATGATTAGTTAACCTATCAAACTCTTCTTCGTTGAGCATAGCTTTATAAATTGATAACGCTTGTGCCATCATAACTCCAGCAATCATTAATGGTTCTTCGTCAGCTGTTATGTCTGCAATTTTTTTATATAATTTTTCTAAGTCATCCATATTACCAACCTGCTTCTCTAATTTTAACTTCAATACTTTTGTGTTCTTCTTTTTGTTTTTTTACTTTGTATGGAGCCTTCATTGCTCTTTCGAGTTTTGCTTTTCGTTCTATTTCTAATGCACTAAGTTCCCCAGGCATTTCCGAATAGTGAGATGTGGAGTCTTGGAGTGAATCTCCATCCTCGTTCCATGCAGATCTCCGCGACTTCCTGAACGTTAAGATTGTATTCTTCGCTGCGACCACCCAACGGCATAAGATACACAGGGCATTCCAAACCAGCTTTACGATATGCCTTAACAGCTCTGTCAACATCAGCAATATCCTCGCTGTCAGCAACAACAAATTTAAGATAGATATCGCTGTCATCCACGAGACTGTAACAATAAGCGACATCAGGCTTGATAGCATCTTCCCAAGATTCTCCTGATACTGTGAGCTTGGGTGAACAACTCCATGTGACTTTAATTCTGTCACTGCTGTGGAGATAGTCGAATAAATCGTCATGTAAGTGTTGCGTAGTGTTTGTTTCAAATGTAACATTTTTTAAGTCCTTCATGCGTGGATGTTCAAACAGCTCTACATAAAGTCGTTGCCACGCTAACAACGGCTCACCGCCTGTCATAATCAAATGAATGTCTTGCCCATTATCGCAAGTCCACTTTCCTTCTGGTGTTAAACTTAACAAATGATTTACTACTTCATCTACTTCTGCAAGTTTATTAAAGTCTTTAAATTCAGGATAGATACTTGCATAAGTATCACAGCCTGTGTGTATAATAGGCAAGTCTGTAAATTCAGTAACAGTATCTGCAATACCACTATCAATTAATCCTTTAACTTCATCATTGTAACGATTACCTGCTTCGTGCTTCTCAGCTCTGCTTGGTTCATTTCTTGGTAAGCCAAAGTTCATACAACGAAAGTTACAACCAAATGTGCGTAAAAACACACTAGGAACACCTACGTATTGTCCTTCGCCTTGTACACTATAAAATGCTTCTGAATATCTAAGTTTCATTTATCAAGTTACTCCATTTCTTTAATTTGTTACGCTTGTGTATAGCACGTTCTTCTAATTCATTCCATTCAAACATACCATGCTCGTTCATTAATTGTAGCATACACAATACATCACCGGCTTCTTCTACAAGTTTCTTGCGATTAGTTAATGCGTTTTGCACTTTACTATTTGCTTCTTCAATTGTATTAAACTTGCGAACTGTTTTACTGCATACCTGTGTTAGCTCTCCACATTCTTCTGCTGTAATAATCATTAGTTGCTGTAATGTATTCAGTGGATGCTTCTCACGTGCTTCAGCTTCTTCATGCTTTTGTGCTTTGTTATTAAACATGTCTAATGGATATTCTTCCTTTAGTCTACGAGCCATATAATCAGCATAGCTTTCACGTCCATCTGCACCATTTAGTGGACTACCTTTACTGTAAGTCATTGTGCAAACTCCCATTGGTATTGTGGGTGTTTGTCATCTAATGCTA